GTACTGTTTTATATACTCTGTTTACTTTCATAATTATTTATTATTAAATTGATTTGATAGTGAATAAAATTTATAAGTTTCGTAGGGCATCTTATACCCTTTGCAACTATAACAGAATAATTGTTTTCCTTTCTGTTCTATTATTGCTGAACATTTGTTACACTTTCTCATTTGATTTCTTTTAATGATTCCTTAATGCTATCAAGCTTCCATTCCTGTATTTTAGCTTGTTCTTTGACGACTTGACTTATAATGAAGGGTAAGTCATCAAACATATCGTTAACGTCAAACACAACGCATTTATCGTCTCCATAATAAATATAGAGTTCTCCGTCATTACAATGTATTTGAATTGTGTCATAAACATAGGTGTGTCTTTTAGCAACTTCTAATTGCTTTTCTAAATCTTTGATTTTTTCTTTGAGTGTCATATTTCGTAAGTTTTTGTTGAGTTCATCATATAATTAGCGTAAACAGTAGCTTCGTTATCTAATTCACAATTCTTGTCTTCTAAGTATTTCATATAATGGTTTTGCCATTCAATGTCGTATTGTAAACTTTTTATTTCAGCTTCTAACTCTTCAATGATGTCTTCCATTATTGTTTAACTTCTTCTTCTATTATTTTGCCTTCTAAATCTACAACAGTGTAGCCATGACTTCTTAATAGGTTAATTGATTTTTCTATTTGATTTACTCTTTTTCTGTAATGGTCAAATATCTCGTTCTCAAATGCGTTTACTTTGCTCATAATTTTATAATTTTAATTGTTTATTTCTTTCTAATTTTGTTTTATACCATTCAACATGAACAACATCATTGTTAAACATATTGTCTGTATCTAAATCATTTTTAGGAACATCATAATGATATATACCATACAACAAACCATTGTTGTTATCTTTTTTATCTGTTCTTTCTTGTTCATAATGAACTGCTAATTTTACTATCATTATTTGTTTGTTTTAAATTGTTTTCTTAATAAATCCATTACTAGATTCTGATTAGATTTCTGTATCCAATCCTCGTTAATCTTAAAATGTTTTGGGATAATCTTTTTGTTTTCTTTCATTGTTTTAATCTTTAGTTAATGTGTACCATGCCCAATTAGTTTGAATCATGCCACACTTTTTTAGTGTTTGTAATGCTGTATCTTTTTTGTAATAACCTTTGCCTTCTGTAAGTTCTATAAACTTTTTTAATGGTGTTAGTGTTTTAAAAGATTCATCTTTGTACTGTTTGTAAATTTTCATAGTTTTCTTTGTTTTAATTATTAATTATTAACAAATATAGTGAATTATTTCCAACTGACCAAATCTTTTTTTAAAAAGGGAGGTTTTACCCTCCCCTACTCCTTATAAGTAGTGTTCTGGACAACTGTAATGATAAGTATTGTACAGGTACAAAGCTTCTTTTATTGACTCAACAGGTGTTTGTGATAAAATGTCACCACCAAAATAAAGAACTGAACTTTCGTTTTGTCTGGTGCTAGTTATAACATACTTCCCCCAACAAAAATCCCAAACTCCTTTGTTTAAATCTATTTTAAAATAACCTTGAGCTTCTAGTTGTTTTTTAGAGTTAACTTTCTCTAGTTTTAATTTTTCCATGTTTTCAATTTTATGGGTTAAACAATATTTCAATGAACTGTGTTCAATATAGTAATTAATTCTCCAACTGACAAATAAATGTAGAAATATAACAAATTAAATATTTTTTGTTACAAATGTAACAATTTACCTAATAAAGTAATTACCATGAGGTACAGACCTAGTAAGTAGGTACTGAACCAGATAACGACAGGAGTCTATTCCATGATTAAAATTATCCTGAGGAATAGAACCTGTAAGCTTCCAAGAATAGTTATTAAATTCACGAATTAGATTTATTGAATTGCTATCAATTACAATTTGATAATCTTGCATCAATGCTATTCCTGACAAGATGCTACCTTTCTTTTTTATTGTAGGCACAATGTTTAATCCTTTTGTTTTTAATTCACTAATTAAACGGGGTTCACTATTATCAGCCACAATTAAATTCTTACCTGCCTTTCTAATACAAGTATCATAAATTTGTGAGGTAGTCAAACCTTTTTTATATAAATGTTCTTTAAACCAAATAATTTTTCTAGTTTTGTCAATAGCACCTTCTATTAAAGCTGAGGGGTCAACAGAGAATCCAAAGTCCAAACCGAATATTGAATCTATTTCCGTATTGAATTTATCTATATTCCAATGAGTAAATATAACTCCTTCTGCTCTTTGTAGCCAACCACCCATTATCTGATGCTTATACTTAAGTGGTCTTCTTACTTTCATATCATTAATCTGTCTTACAAACGATTCAGATAAATGTTCTAAGTTATCTAAGTAAGTTGTATGAATGTAAGTAATGTTTTCTTTTGTGCCATTGAATCCGTCTGGTATTCCTCTATTCTGAAAAAACCTTTGATATATCCAATTCTCTTTTGTAGTAGGGTTTAGAATTAATATACATCTATTCTTAACTCCTTTTGCTCTAATACTAAAATCAATCTTATCAAAACTCTCTTCATCTGTAAGCTCTTCTGCCTCATCTAATACAAATGAACTAACCCCTTGAATAGATTTAAGCTTTGCCGTTTGGTCTCCACTTGACGTTCTAATACCACTAAAGTATATTGAACTCCCTGTTAAATTGTTTATGATTTCTGTTTTAGTTACAGTGAACTGGTCAAGTATTCCCATTAACTCTAACTTCTCTATAAACTCAGGTATAATTGACATTCCTGCCGAAGTCATTGTATAACGAGTAAATAATATTCTATGACCTTTTTCGTAGGTAAGCAATACTAAGAATGTGTTTGTAGCAAATGATTTTCCACTTCCTCTTCCTCCTGTAATCACATAGTATCTACTATCTGAATTAAATAGAGCTTGATATTTAGGATTAAGATTTAGTTTCTTCATCTTTTATATCTTCTGATTCAATGTCAATAGTTTTTTCTTTATCAGCAAAATTAATTACAGGAATGTTTACTTCTGTTTTAACATTAAGTTCTTTAAGTTCTTTTGGTTTACCGTACTTGTATTCCCAAAGTAATCTCATGTGAGGGAAACTATCTTTTGCCTGTTTAGCAAGTTCAAGCCAAGCTTTCTCTTCACTACCAAATACTTTTTTCATTGCACCTAAAGCATAGTTACCTAGCTTTTTTTCTCTTGCCTTTGGTGGTCTTCCTTGACCTCTGTAAACACCTTTTAAAGCACCGTTGTTTGCTCTTCCGTCTTTTTTCTTTTTGTTTTCGTTGTCTACTCCTTCCATAAACCTTTATTAATTAGTTGGCATATAATAGAGTAATTACCTAAATCTTGAAATGTATCTAACAAAGTTTCGTTATTACCTTTACGATTCTTAATAATTAGATTTTTCCAACGACTTATTTTATCATTCATTCTAAACCATAAACCATGTAAAGCAAACTCTTTGCCTTCCTTAGTTTCTAGGTTTGCACCAGTACTTATATTACTAATGCCATAATCTAATTGCTTCTTAGCAAACAATTCAAATTGCTCTTCGACAATATCCTCATAACTTTTATAAAGATTAGGTGCTTCCTTTTGTAATAATTTTCTATACTTGTTTTTCATATTCTAATTCTGGCATATTACTTATTACCATTGTTAATTCATCTATATCTACACTTCTAAGTGTTTTTAATTTGCTTTTGATATATTCCTTTTTGCTTGCATTATCCATTTCATCTATTCTTACAATAACTTGTTTAAGCCATATTGCTAACACATCGTTATATTTTTTATGTAACTTAAATGTATTAATAGAATATATTAAAGTAGCGTGATTTATGTCCCAACCGTTTTGACTGTAAAATCTAACTATTTTGTGTAAAGGCATCTTTTTATATTTATATAATATAAAGTTAAGCAATGACCTTGCCTCAACATATTCTCTTTTTCTAGTAACTTTTAAAACATCAAGTCCAGATAATATTGAAATTTTATCTGCTATTTGCTTTGGTGTAATCATGGTAAATAATTTTGTTGAGCCTTGTAGTCTTCTAAAGCGTGTAATATTGCACCACAACATTCATAGTGCTCTTCAAATTCATATTGCTCGATTAATATAGGTA